CCAAACGATCGCTTTGGCTAAGCAAAACCGCGAGTTCGCCCAACCCGAGGGCTTCAAAGGGTGCTGATAGATTAACGGCTGTTTTGTCATGGTCGGCCGCATCGTTTGCAGATAAGACACCACGTTTAGTGGCCGCCGTGACACAAACCATCAAGGGGCATTGATGTGTTAGGGCTAGGTTTGTCCACCCTTGATATAAGTCAAAACCAGACGATGGATTGATTTGCAGAGCATTGGCGTGGTGGACACCATCCTGATAGAAGAAAATACCTTGCAATTGGTGTTCACTGTTGAGCACAGTTTGGGCAAACCGAAAAGCACTCAGCCCTTTATCGTTGATATGGGGAGCGCTAGTAATCAATATACTAAATTGTGCCATAAGCTGCTCGGTTCACTAAAAAAAACACCCCAGCGAGCCGAGGTGTTAGGCTTAACATTAATCGGTGTTTCAGTCGTCACCGCCAAAAGCACCTAACAAATGCAGAATGGATGTGAACAAGTTATAAATGTTCAAATACATTGAGACGGTAGCGCGAATATAATTTGTTTCGCCGCCATTAATGATACGGCTGGTATCAAACAAAATAAAACCTGACATGATAAACACGATGGCAGCGCTTACCGCCAAGCTTAGGGCAGGGATCTGGAAAAATATATTAGCCAAAGACGCTACCACGGCCACAATTAAACCAACCAACAAAAAACCACCCATGAAGGAAAAGTCTTTTTTAGTGGTTAGTACATAACCAGACAAACCAAAAAATACCAGTGCCGTGGCACCAAAGGCTTGCATGATAAGCTCTGAACCGCCTTGGAAACCCGCGTAATAATTCAGCGTGTAACCCAAAGAACCACCTAACAAACCAGTAAAGGCAAAAACAAACCAAATGCCTGCTGAGCTTTCAGCTGCTTTATTCAAGAAAAAGATCATCACTAGGGCGGCAAGGTTCATGCCTAATGCCATGCCTGGTGAAATATTCATGGCTGCTGTTACACCTGCACATATGGCACTGAACGTTAGCGTCATTGCCAATAACATATAGGTATTACGCAAAACCTTGTTGGTTTGTAATACAGATGCCTGACTGGCACTGCTATACATCGATCGTTGTTCCATTTGAAACTCCCAAGTTAAATTAAACCATAGTCTATCACTAATAGTCATTATGTATGGCTTTTGGTTCAATTTTTCAAGTAATATCGCGCTAACTCAGCATAACAATGCGTAACACGGTGTAAAAATGCTCAGTGTGCTCAAACAATCAGCAAACAATAATTTTATTGCATTTAGCCCTTTACAAGGAAAAAAAACGTCATTAATATGCGCAGCTCAAAACGGAGAGCTGGCAGAGCACGGTTTATTGCACCTGACTTGAAATCAGACGTAGGGTCAAACCTACCGGGGGTTCGAATCCCTCGCTCTCCGCCATATTCAAGGCCCCGAACCAATCGGGGCTTTTTCACTTTTAACGCTTGGTAATACTTTGGTAATATTTTTCGGTAATATACATGCTGTAAATTTGTACATTACTGCCCGACATTTAAAAGCTCTAATAAATTAGACGTTCTGCTTGTTATATGGAATTTGCTTTCAAAGCACCACTGCAGACCACTTTTAAGCTTTATAGATAAGCTTGTTTTATCATACCCTGAAGATATTTCTTTACTAGCCTGGCTAATTATTGAATCGAAAGCAAAAACATCGACTTCTTTTTCTATGTCTGAGTTTTCATCACAACAAAGAACATTATTTATATATTCGCTTTCTGACCAATGAACTTTAATGCTGTCAATTTCATTAAGATTCGAAATCTTTGACATAATCACCTCGTCGTTTTAACTATTTTAATTTTGCGATCATAGTTCGCGGTTTGTGCTGCAGTCGTGTGACCTGCAGCGTTTTGTTTTTCTGAAAGTGTACCTTCAAAGTCGCTAATAGATTTAGCCTTGATGTCATGCAGTGTGCAGCCTGTTATACCTGCAGCATCACGAGCCTTGCTGTAATCAGCCTGGATGGTACGGATGGAGTATTTAGAGCCGTCAGGCTTACTTATTAAAAATATCGTCGTCATGCCAGTTTTACGGGGCAGGGAACGCGCATCATTGATAGCTTGGCGCAAACGGTCAGACCAAAGCTTTATTTGCTTCTTGCCTGTTTTGCTTTGCTCGATGAATAAACCATCTTCCAAAACATCGCGGTAAGTAAGTTTCATTACATCACCAATACGAGCCATGCAAAGGTAACTAATCTCCATGGCAACTCTGCAGGCTGGTGAAGCTAGTTGATAGATGGCTTGATACTCTTGATCCGTTATATAACGATCTCGTGAGTTTACTTCGCACTTCTCAACACCCACACATGGATTATTTTTTAACTTGCCACACTGCAGCGCCCAAGAACATATCTTCTGCAGACATGCTTTGTGTAGATTAGCTGTTGCATTGGCTGGCTTTGCTGCAGTGCCACGTTTTTTAGCTAGCGCGTCCATGAACAGGCGCACATGATGTGGCTCAATGGCATTAGGCCGCATTTTGCCGAAAACCTCTGCCAATGTTTTTTGGTAACTGGTGTAATCCTTGCGCGTTCTTATCGCTAATTTTTGGAAAGAATCACTTTTATAAAATTCAGCAATAACACTTTCAAAAAACACACCGTTGTTAACCCGCCCTTGTTCCTGCTCGTGGCGCTTTAATACCTCAAGCTTGCCAGCGCTAACCGGGCAAAGTTTAATCTTGCCACCGGCTTTAGGTTGATAAACATAGTTGTTGCCATGAATATAAACCCGATCTGGCAACCAGTTATAATCAGGATCCTTTCTGCGCCTTGGCATTATGCTATTGCTCCGATGTTAAAACCGTCATCATTCTGCGCCTGGTACTTGTCTTTGCCGTTCATCCAGTCATCTGTGGTGTAAACAACGCCATTTGCATTAACTTTGTAAGTGATGCCTTCGGACTCAAGCCAGCTTTTTTGCTTAGTTGCTTGCTTGAATCCTGTAATCAAAGCAAGTTCAGGCCCGTGTATTATTTGCATTCGGCGGCCTCGCTACGTTTAACCAAAGTTATTTCAACTTCGCCAAAAACCTTACATAGCCTTTCTATTGTCCAATTGCCAAAGTAAAAGCGAGTATCGTGGTATTTGGCAGATTTGTATTTTTTGAGTGATTTATTCATCATTAATCACCTTAAATCAGGGAGCATATTTGGCATACTGCCTTGCTCATAAGCTGTTTTAATTTGCGGCAACATAAACTGACTCACCGTTGAGCCGTTTGGCAGAACAATGTTAGCCATGAATTCATCCTCAAAGATTGCTATGCCAGCCTCACAAGCCTCAAGCTTTGCTTTAATAACTAAAGCCATTGCTCGCCACTTTTGACGACAAGCTTGCTCCCAGTCCTTAAACTGAGCAGTCTCAGGACGTAGCTTGTTACGGCTATCGTGAGTAAACTTACGGTCTTTTTTGTCAGGCATTGGTAATAGAAATTTAATCTGTCTACCAGCCATTCTGAAACCGATCACAGCTTTTGATTCGTCCCATCCATACATGAATTGGTCAGCACCGTATTTCTGCAAAGTGCGCTCAATTTCACCGCGACTTTTTTCAGTGCTTACAGTTGTGTTTTCTGCGTATGCCATCATTCACCTGCCTTTGGCGGCATTGGCATCCAGTAAGTTGCCTCTTTAGCGATCTGCTTAAACATTATTTTTACTGGCTTACCAAAATTAGAAACGTGCTGAGCCACAGCAACTAAAGCATCTAAAGTAACGTTAGACTTATTAGGTTTCCACGTGTTAGTTTTAGTATTAACTTGACCAGCAAAAATTGTATTTGTTAGTGGCGAGTTCATTATTCTAATCATTGCCCTTGCTCCTCTGCGCGTAGTTGTTTGGTTTGCAACGAGTTCATCCATTCTTCGCTTTCCGTACCACCAAGTCTATGCAAGTGAACGTCGAGCATATAAAGGGGTATGTAGCAATCGTTGTCTGTATCTGGATAGAAAGATCCTTCTTCTTCTTTTGCGTAGGATATTTGATTGCCGTTTGTATACCCTACAAAGTGGTGCAATCTCTGGCCAAGCTCTTTCTCAAGCTCTGCAATGCGCTTATCCTTGGCTACCAGTTCGGCTAAAACCGTTGCACCATCAGGCGCATTCTTTAAAATTTCTTCGTTATTCATATTCACCTCAAGCCGCTAAGTTAAATTTATCGTTGGCACCTAACTCTAGTAATTCATTTCTATCGACTAAACGAATAGATAACGGCATTGTTGACGGACTGAAAATTACGAACATAGAGCCTTTAGTGTTACCGTTTACTTTTTTACCGGTGATGGGGTGATAAAAGCTTAATCGGCCACCGGTGATAATGCGTATTTCAGAAATTTCATTAATGGGCAACCATTGAGCATCAAGCGTTGCAGGCACCAAGAAAACACTTGTTACACCTTTAGATTTTTGCTCTATTGCTTTATTGAAAAACCGCTTGATATAGCCTTTGCCGTATGGGGGATTGCAAAAAGCATTCTTGGTGCCTAAAGTTCTAAAACTTGTTGACCAGTCCATTTTTAATGCGTCTAGCTCTTTAGTGAAAAACACAGGCAACAGCGCATTATTTTTTGAAGCGGCAAGGTCAATGCCAAAGTTAAATTCCTTATTCAAAGCATTAAAAATAACAGGGTCAGTACCCCAACTGTTTTTCATGTCATCGTCTAAATCAGAACTAATTAAATCAGTCATTCCGCTACCTCTCTAGTGATGTTTTCATTCACATCGGTTTCAAGTTTTCTATATGCAGCATTTAAAGTACCCACTGCCCAGGGCAAGATCACGAACATTTTTTGAACACATTTAGTCTATCGCTTGACCGATTTTTAACTGTTTATTCATCAATTCGACTTCCTCTTGGAGTGCTTTGATGAAGTTTTTCGGTCATCTGATGAAAAAGTGAGCATTCATGCTCTTGCCCTGACCCACTGCCCGATCAAAGTTTTGCTATTTAACATCAACTGCCATGTAAGCCATTGATGCAGGCCAGTTATCAACAAAGTGCAACTTCAAAGCTTTGATAACGCCCTCGCTTTTTATGCGAGTTTCAGCCAGAGCCTTATCAATTGTTTCTTCAGTCTCCATGCCTTGGAGTAGGGTTATTGATGGGTTCATACGTAAGCTAAAACGGAATATCATCGTCAAAATTAAAATCAGGCTCACCCATTGGCGCTTGATTTTGCCCATTCTGCGGAGCCTGTGAGCCACGATTGGCTGGCTGGTTGGCTGGCTGATTCCGTTGCGCGTTTCCCGCTTTATGGTTAGTAGGGTTAGCCTGATTACTCCCTGCCTGTCCTCGGTAATCTTCTTGGCCGGAGTTCGGCTTGCTTCCTAGCATTTGCATGTTGTCAGCAATTATTTCAGTGGTGTAACGGTCTTGGCCTTGCTGGTCAGTCCATTTGCGTGTCTGCAACTTACCTTCAACATAAATCTGTGAACCTTTGCGCAGATATTCACCAGCGATTTCGCCAAGCTTTCTGTACATTGTTATGCGGTGCCATTCGGTGCGTTCTTGCAGCTCACCGGCTTGGTTCTTCCAACTTTCGCTAGTTGCCAAGGTTAGGTTAGCCACTGCATCACCGTTGGGCATGTAGCGAACTTCAGGATCTTGGCCAAGGTTGCCAATTAAAATTACGAGGTTTACGCCTTTAGTAGCCATTATGCCGCTTCTCCTGTGTATTGAATGGCTTTGGTGTTTTCGATGCCTTCATAGCGAATGCCTTTGAAGTTCATGCCAGCTTTAAAGCCGGCGGCATACGCTTGCTCGATTTCGGTAAGTGGCCTGTCATTGGCGGCGGGGGTAACTTGCTGGATGGTCGTGGCATGACTGTGCTTGCTTTCCATCAACGATTCTTCGTATTTACCTTCAGCTTCTAAAAAAGCATTGCGTAAGGCTTCTGCCTTGTCATCATGCGGTGCTTGATTACGTGCAATCTCTGCCTGCTCAGCAAGAATTTTGACTTCAGCGTCAGCCTTGGCTTTAGCTTCTTCTTCAGCGCGTATTTTGGCGCGCTCTGCGTCAATTCTGGCTTGCTCGTCAATCAAACGAGTTTTAACTAATGCCGTAAAATCATCATTAGCCTTAAATGCAATCGATGGCCAATCATTAAACAAGTGCTTATGGCCCGGCGCCAGTTCGCGGATAGTTGCCATGTTTGTTAAGGCAACATTTAATAGATTGGTGATTTCAATTTTGCCGTTTGCCACTTCGGTTGCTGCGGCATCTTTAAGGCTGTCGATTGTTTTCTTGCCCTTCATTGCTTGAAGAACATCACAAGTCAGATTAGGTAGACGGCATTTAAGGCGTTGCTCGGCTTCGTCTATAGCTGTTTGAAGCACATTTTTTGCATCGGTTAAAATGGCAAGGCGAATATCTTCTTTACGCTTGGTGATCTGCTTGGCTTCAGATAAACGGGCTTCTCTGATTTGTGCGCCGATGTATTTTAAATCTTTGGTGAATGCGTCAATGTCGGCCACCTCGCCCAATACGCGATCACATAATTCAGCAATGTCCTTTTCAGCTTTGGTGAATACTTTTTGACGAGCTTCAGCGTTGGCAAAATCTTGATCGGTTTCGATTACTGCCTTTGATTTTTCAACCAGGTTATTTGCTGCCGCTTTATAATCATCAAGGTTAGATACCAGGCTAAGGCCGTTCATTTTGTAAGTGATAGCGGGTAAGTCTCTGATTACTTCAGCGCTTACTTTTTCCGCTTTGGCTTCTGGCACATGATTATCTAAATCAATGGCGAATTGCTCCCAGCCTGCTATTAACTCAGCACGTCTTTCAGGGATTGACTCGTACCACATTGAATAAAACTTTTCTTCGGTGCCGTCACTGCAAACAAATAGCACTTTATCAGCACCGGACACTAATAATTGATGCTCTAATTGCCAGTAGTATTCTGGCTCTAAAACGCCATTTAAGACGTTTTCAGCTAAAACCTTGTTATGCCCTTTATGTTCAAAAAGAACGTCACCAAGCATTGTTAATCCATCAAATGACGCCAAATATTTAGTATCTTCAAGTAATCCAACAACGGGGTAAAAATCAGCCTTAGCAATCTTTGCTGCAATAGGGCGAGCCATTGCTTCGGATTTATGACCGTCGTCAAAACGTTTTTGAGTAAACGTATCTATTTCAGTTATCCAGCCTTTTTTGTGATCAAGTAACTGGGTACGACTAAAGAACTTTGAAACACCCATCATCATTGGGGCTTCTGAAGCGGTAAAGTTCTCAAGTCTTTCTTTTAGCCACTCAGGGCTTCCTTGGATTAGGTCTAGTTCGATCATTGTGGTTGCTCCTGAGTTAGTTCATTAATTTGCTTGATTATGTCTGCTGGCACATCGTGGATTTGAGAGATTTTTTTAATGATATTTGCTGGCGTAGTTTTCTTTGCTTGAATAGCGTTAGCCCAAACGTTGGCAAACTCATTAAACTGTTCTTGCGTATAAATATCTTTTTCAACTATTTCGCTAACATCATCATGAGGTTGAGGATTAACAACGCGCTCATTGGCCACATCAATTGGTGCCTCTAATTCATCAGATGAATAAACTCCCATTACTACCGCTGGTGCATATAAACGAGCCCAGCGCTTAACAGCTAAGTAAGCAAGTTGCTGCTTTGGATCAGATGCCCACAAAGTGGAGTTTCTAACTTGAGCTTGTGACAAAAGAAGATCCAATTCTCTTGGGATAGTTTCACCGCGCAATAAAGCAGAAACTTTAATGCCACAACCAACTTCATCATTAGGTTTCCATCCTGGCACTTGGTAAGGTTTACCTGATTGATTTACCTTTGTTTCAAACTTACCAATAACCTTTTCCCATGGGCCGTACCACTCATAAGCAAAAGCGTTCTGAATGGCTTTAGATGAAGAAACAACAGCGTTGATTAGTTGAGCCTCATATCCAAGAGTCCCATTAACTACGTGCGTTTTTTGACCTACCGCATACGGGTTCATTTTCCATTGTGCAGCTTGCATAATAATAGCCATGCAATCGGCTGGATTACCTTGCAAGTGGGCTGGAACTGTTGATTTGCCAGAAGCCATTAAATTAGCCAATCTATCCATTTGCTCCATTGCTCTGTAGTCAAGGATCATGTCAGTTGTTGAAACATGCACCATTGCCATTTCATTTTGGTTTTCTGTTGTTTGATTACTCACTGTCATTTACTCCCGCGGGTTTAGTTGGCGCCACTTTTAAAACTAGTCGAGCGGGACCTTCTCGATCCGTATATAAAAGCCCGTCCATTTCTGACTGCTCTTTTCTGGTCATGTTGTGCCATTTTGAAATAATGGCATCACCTTTAATTACACCTATTGGGCCGCCAATACATGAAACGCCGTAGCTATAACCATTATCTGAAAGCCACTTTTTAGCCTCATAAGAGGCGCTAAATGTCTTGCCATTTCCTTGGAAAATCTTTTCGTAGCTCATGCTGCAACTCCTTTAAAGTCGCTCGTTACTTGTGCTTCCGGTGACACGGTTGTGAGTGGCTTTAAAACTGAATCAAGGTAATTGCGCATTTCGTTAAGTTGATTGCGCATGATAAAAACTCGGTTTCTTTCTTCTCCATTTGGCAGCTTAATGCTAACCACTAAAGAGGTTTCGTATTGTTGGCAATCTGCCTCAATACCGTTATCTTCGGCTTTGATTTGATCGACGTGGTGTTTAATATCATCAATCACTTGAACAACGTTGTATTTGTAAATTAAGTCTGTCATCGGTTACACTCCATTTGCTTACTTTGACTGGCGCGGCCTTGTGAACTTAGCCAGTCGGTTTGTGTGCCCTCGAAAGAGGTCGGCTTAAATTGCTTGCAGCTTCATTAATAGCTTTTTAACTGGTTCGTCTGGCGCAAAAAACAGGTGAGACAACGATGGCAGTAATTCGCGCCCATCGCTAATCGCTGTGCTATCTCTCATGGGACGTCCTGAAATAACCTGTGCCCACCCAGCTAGACAGTGAGCTGTGCCACAGTGCCAAGATGACATGTTTATTTTTTCGATGGGTATTTGTTTAATTATTTTCATTTCTTCTTCTGAGGGGGTTGCTGATAACTTTATACTGCTGTTTAACCCCAAGAACTTACAACCTTTAGCCATCGTTATACCGTCAAATGATGTCAAGCTGGTTAAGCCAAAGAACTTACAACCTTTAGCCATCGTGATACCTTCAAATGATGTCAAGCTTTCTAAGCCAAAGAACTCACAGCCTTCAGCCATTGTGATCGGCTCAGAAACTTTCCCATCTGCACCTATTAACGCCCTTAGTTCACTACCTGTAGTAATTATTTTCATAATCTCCCCTTACTGTTGTTAATCTGCTAAATCTTGTTGTTCATTTCGCGCTAACTCAATCAGCCAGCACAGTTTTTCAAATAACATTTGGTTAAGCTCATCAAGCCCATGTTGATATGTGGCGGGATTACGCATTTTAATCACCGCTGATTCTTCATCTCCATCAAGCTCTCTGTAGGCGTGAACAATTGTTATCTCGTCGCCAAATGCGTACACGGAGCCATTTCTTAGGCATTCGTCGGCATAAGCTTGGATAAGTTCATCGAGTTCTTCGCGATGGTTAACTGGCGGACTCATTAGTCTGTCTGCTAACTGAATTGCGTAATTGAAGTTATTCATGTGTGAACCTCTAATTTCCATAAGCGAGACTAAGCCTTATCATTTGTTACAATCCGGTAAGAAAATTATTTGCCAGCGTGGTAAGCATGTGCAAATATCTGACCTTAAAGTTGTGACACATAAAGCACTTAAGAACACAACTAAAGTAGTAATAGTAGTACAATAAAAGTTGTTGTCAAAGGTTTTTTTGTTATACTAATCATATAAAACATATTCAATGTTTTTTGATTACTCGGTTTATCTGATAAAGTTGTAATGCTGTATATTTTTACAGTTAACTTATTGGAGAGTGATTATGAAAAAAATTAAGAAAGTGTTTTTAGTGGCGGCCACGAGTTTATTAGCTATTGCATCAGTAGCGGCAAACTCTGAGGAAACGACTGAACCGGTTCCATTGGCTTGGTATTGCAAACTAGCCCCTTTTATGTGCTCAGTTAGCACGCTTGGTAATGGTGACGGGGAACTCCCACCAAAGCCTACAAAGGGGTAAATTACAGTGGTAGATAATGGATTATGTAACGTCAAACGTGACGCTAATTATTAACTTTATTGCAGCGGCAAACTTTATCATTTGTCTGAGTGCTGCATGCTGTTATTTGGCGCTAACTAGAAAGGCCACAGAATTTGTTTTTGTGGCCTTTGGTGTCGTTTTGCTCGACGTGATACACCAGTTAATGAGGTATGAGCTTAAAAAGTATTTTGGGTGCCAGGAGTGCTTAGAGGTTGTGAATGCTTTGTGGTTTATGGGCTATGCGCTCACTGATTTGATACTGATCCTCGTCTTGAATTTTATATTCAGCAAAAACAGAATGCTAAAAGACAAGGCATCGCAAATAATTATTTATTGCTATCTGGCTATGTCATTTATTCAAATAGCAACTTATGTAGAAAGGGTTTACACGAATGCTGAAGCTTTTACATACCTATACCAGGTAATCATTCCAATCATAAACCTTGGCGTTACATTTGTTTTATGTGGTTTTGTTTTGAAATTGGTGCTGCTAAAACTGGGCAAAGGGTTTTTGTTTTTTTATATGTCTATTGGTGGAAATAAATGAATGTTTTGATCGTGTTATTATTGGTGATAGTTATTATTTTGTTTTGCTACACAATATACAAATTAGAAAAAACTCATATCAATGATAGAGGTCAGTGGCTAGTTGAAATCACCAAATCCAAAAATGTCATTTCTATTGGTGACCCACTTAATGAACGCCTTAAATCGAATTTGGAATTGTTCTTGCAGGCTGAAGATGCTCTTGTGAGAGACGATTCAATTGAGTACATAACACTTAAAAGCAAGGCCATTAACCACGCAAATAAATTGCTTGGTAAAGATTTGAAGGGTGCGATAAACAACGGCGCGGCTAGATAACCCGCGCTTTTATTTTTGTGTCTTTTTAATATCCTGAAGTTCTAAAGCTGCCGTTAAATAATCACCTGTTAGCTTGGCGCGTAGCGATATTTCAAATGCTCTAACCAAAAGAGGCTGATCTATCTCGTTATCAGGCTTGCCCCTGCTTTTATTGATTGCCCTCATGCTTGATATTGACTCGCCAAGCGCTGACTTAGCGGTTAGCATGTAAGACTCGGCTTCAATAGTTGGATCGTCTCTTGACGCATTCGCTGATCCAGTTTCAAGATAATCTACAGAAACGCCAAGGGCCTTAGCCAAAGCATTTATGCAGGTAGGTCTTTTCGTCGTTCCTGACTCAATCTTGGTAATAGCTTGCTGAGATACCCCGGATGCATTGGCAAGTTCGTCTTGCTTCCACCCTAAAGCCTCCCTCGCTTCCCTTACTCGTGTTCCAAGTGTCGGCACAATAAACAACCTCATTAAACAATCCTTATAAATATTACAAATTAGTTTGTAGCATAGCAAACAAGCTTGCATTTGTGCAAATATACAACTAAAGTAGTATCAAAGTAACTTAAATACCACTTGAGGTGTAAATTGAAGCCCATAAAAAAAGCAGTGAAGATAATTGCAGACGGCAATCAATCTAAATTTGCAAAAATTATTTCTGAGAAAGCTGGCAGGACACTGAGCCAACAGCTTGTTAGTCGATGGATAAACAAGCGTGGTTGCAAGTGTTCGCCCGTTTTTGTCCCGTACATCGCAGCACTAACCGATGGAAAGGTGACAAAAGAAATGCTCCGCCCTGACATATTCATGGAAATAGAGAAGGAGGCCGCATGATCACATTACCCATTCAAGTAAACTTTTCAACAACTAACGTTCTTCAAACTCAGAAATTCACCAATCTGGCTTACGTTTATGCGGCCAATGATGAATTTACACCATTGGATGCAGCGTGAATAACACCGTCACACACATCAAACGCACTGCTATGACGTTGGCCATCATCTGGCTATTTAGCGCAATTTTAACAATTGAGCAGGGGATAGACACATGGAGCAACTCAGAAACAGACGCAGAGCTTACTACGCAGGCAAATACGCAAAGGAGTGGCACGTTGTAGCGGCATTCTTGCTGGCGGTTGCTGTAGTTATTTTGATGGCCCCTTAATTGGGGTTTTTGGGTGCCGAAAGGCTAGGACTGCAATCCGAAATTTATCATTCAAGCCCTCGCAGTTTGAGGGAGTTTTAACAGGCAATAAAAAAGCCGGGTCACTGCGCGCTAACGCTACCGGCTTAATTACTAACACGAGGTAAGTATGGAACAAGTAAAACAAATAATCAACATTCAAGTTTACGGGGATAAGGCACAGGTAACTATGACTAATAATTCTATTACCTCACCTATGAGCCGTAGAGAGCTTAAGCAACTAATAGACCATGCTATCAAAGCTGAATACCAAATGAAGCAAGCAGAGGATGCCAAACGTCCTTTAAGACTGGTCAGCTCATGCTAGCCACAGTAACCAGTATAAACCGAGGCAAAAACGTTATGCCAAGTGATAGAGGCTTTGTAAATCTTTGGCGTGATATTGATCAACAGCCTTGGTACAAGCTTCATAAAGGCCGCTATACAGCGGTATTTGTTCACCTGCTTCTGAAAGCTTCGCACAAGCCTACTGAAATTGAATTTAGAGGGCATAAACTAACACTAATGCCTGGTCAAATTGCCAAGACGTATGAGCAATTAGCAAGGGAGTTAAATCAGACTAAATCAGACATACAAAACGCCATAAAAACATTCGTTAAGCATGGTCAAATCACGACTAAGACGGATGGAAAATTTACCATAATTTGCCTGAATAACTACCTAAAATTTAATACGGTTAGCAATACGGTTAGCAATACGGCCAAGCCCCACATAAATCAAGGTGTAGAGCCTATAGTTAATACGGTTAGCAATACGGCTGTTAATACACAGAACAATAAGCCTTTAGAAGAAAAAGAAAAGAATATATCCGTTTTTGGCGAAACGGACTCTCGAGTTTTAAAAGATTTTTCTGAGGAGCGACAAGAGCTATTCCAAGCGTTTTGGTCAGAGTGGGTAAAGTGCAAAAAATTGATTGGTGTTAAAAACACTGCGAAAAAGCATGAGGCTAAAAAGAAATTTTTAAACCATACACTGCCAGCGTCAAAAGTTAGGCGAATAGGGCTTGAAGCTGCAGCTATTGAAGTTGATAAAATAATCGATCTGGCTTGGTCTGAACATGAAGCGCTTAAAGCGGATTTAGATCTAGGCATCAAAGGTTTTCATCCCATCGAAAGAACTCACCCACCAAGATTTTTGGATCAAAAGGGCTGGGAGGATCAATCATGAATATTGAAAAGCTGAAAACACCACCACACTCAATCGAGGCAGAACAAAGTGTTTTAGGCGCAATCTTAATCCTGCAAAAAGCCGATTGTCTAATCGGTGAAATCATGGACATGCTAAGACCGGAAATGTTTTACAACATTTCGAATAAAATAATTTTTGCGGCAATGCTGAAAATTGGCGCGAAAAACGAAATTGACCTAATCACAGTAAATGAATTGCTCGAAAGAAGTGGCAAAGACGATCAAGTTGGCGGCATTGCTTACCTGGGCGAACTGGCTCGCAATACGCCAAGCTCAAAAAATGCGCTGGCTTATTGTGAAATTATCCAAGAGCGTTATTTGAAGCGCCGACTGATTGGTGATATGAGCATTGCAATAGATGCGCTATATAACGGGGAATCAGCCAGTGAGATTATTAGCATGGTTGAGCACAATATATCGACTGTCGATCTTAGTGGAAAGTACGAGCCTAATCATATCAAAATAAAACTTGATGGCTGGCTTAACGTCATGCAAAGCCGTTGCAATAATGACCGATCTGCAGTTGGGTTAAAAACAGGACTCAAGACGCTTGATGATCAGATAGGTGGCATAAAAAATAATTGGCTTGTCATATTAGCTGGACGCCCATCTAACGGGAAAACGCTAGCGGCTCAGATAATTAATTCTAACGTGTCCAGAACGCTACCAAGCCTGTTTTTTACTATGGAAATGAGCAGTGACGAGGTTACCGACCGTTACATGGGCATTATGGCTGGTATCAGTGTTAAAAGCCTTACAAGCGGCTTAATGAGCAAATATGAATTGTCACGCGCAAGCACTGTTTTACAAGATTTATCCAACGACCATAGTAAAATTTACTATGATGAAACTCCTGCTTTATCGCTTAATCAAATTCGATACCGGGTTAAATCAACCATCAAAAAGTTAGGGCAGATTGGATTAGTCACCATTGACTATTTGGGATTAATGCAAAAAGACAAAGCTGATCGCGATGATTTAGCGATTGGCATCATTACCAAAGGACTTAAGCAACTAGCCAAAGAAACTGGCACTCCTATTTTATTACTCGTCCAAGCTAATCGAGGAACAGATCAAGTTGCGCGGCCAACAATGTCAAACCTGTACGGATCAAGCGCAATCGAAGCCGATGCTGATTTAGTGTTATTTGCTCACCGAGAAGAAGTTAATAACCCTGAAACAAACTACAAAGGGGTACTTGAATTAATTCCAGCCAAATTCAGGCATGGCAGTTGCCATAACACTACATACATTGGCAGAAAATGCGATGAAGATGGAGGTTATTACTACTGCTTAGATGCTCATGAAATCGGGTTAATCGATCACCAGGAGGAGGACAGGAAAAAACAGTCTGACAAGGAAAAACCAAGGAGAGGAGCGACAATGGCGGAAAGGTACGGGAGGAAATCCACATGATCTACACACCTGAACAAGCCAAGCTTTTCACTGACACTCAGAAAAAAATAAAGCTTGATAGAACCGAGGTTTTAAAAAAACGCAGATTAGATGCTGAAGAACGCGCAAAGTATAAAGCAGATTTACAAGCTATGGGATTGTGGGAACTGGCTGATATTGAGGGGGTATTGTGACCCTGGCCTATCTCAGAAAGTTACCCGGTGGTTACATACCCGAAGACGCATCCAATGAGCCAGGTGTATTTGACTCAATCAAAAACAACGAGGTAATCAAAATTAAATTTGTGCGCCCCAGGAACTACGAGCGCCACAAAAAATACTTTGCTTTGCTGAACATAGCTTTTGATGCCTTTGAGCCTAACACGATGCACAAGGGCGTATTGGTAGATAAAAACTTTGAGCGTTTTCGCAAAGACGTAATTGTTCAGGCCGGACATTATGACGTTGTAGTCAATATCAATGGTGAGCTTAGATTAGAAGCAAAATCAATCAGATTCAGCAAAATGTCAGAAGAAGAATTTAATGATTTATACAACAAATCGGTAAACGTAATTCTTCAAAAAGTCTTAACGACATACACCAAGGCTGATTTGGACCATATCGTTGAACAAGTAATAAGGTTTTGATGATGAACCTATCCCAACTAACACCAGAACAGCAGCGCCATGAAGCTTTAGCCCGTAAAGCCGCTTTATTGATTAACCAACTAAAGCGCGGACAGATAAACCGTGTCGGGATTGATATTGCAATAAGCAACTTAGAAGAATCAGAGCAGCAAACCTTTAAAGACCTTTTAAACAAGTATTGGGCGGTGAAGTGATGAAAGTTACCGGAGCTAAATTAGAGTGCCTTTATTGCGGTGAATCCTTGACTGTTCCTGACAAAGATACGAGCAAAAAATTCATGTTGATTTATAGAAAGTTCATGAGAAAACATGACTGGCATTGTGAGTCTAACGCCAAAGCAAAAGCCTGTGCTGAAAAGTTTAAGAGTGACGTCAACGCAGCAGTATTTAAGGCGATGAAAGGATGACCACCCACCAACCCAAGGGCGGCATGTGTACCAGTTGCAAAAAGAAGTACCTGGACTGCTCACACCTAAACTTTGCCGAAATGCCGAAAATAGACCAGATCGAAAACGTGGTCATTGTTCGATGCACCCACTATGAGAGAGGGAGCAAGGCGAATGGCTAAAACAAAAACTAAAGCTGAAAAGCACCATCTTTCAAAAGTTGCTGCACTGGGCTGTATTGCATGCCGGACTATAGGTTATAGCGATACTCCCGCAGAAATTCACCACATTAGAACCGGCATGGGCATGAGCCAGCGCAATGATAACTATCACGTTATCCCGCTGTGCGTTCGACATCACCGGCACGATAAAAACGCCATACATCAAAGCAAGGCAAACTTTGAGCGTGATTTTGGTACCGAGTTGGAATTATTGGAAATGGTTAATCAACTAATCAAGGTGGCAGCATGAAAACTACGGTAGGTATCGACCCGGACACCGAAAAACATGGTGTTGCCATTTACGTAGATGGTAAATTAGCTGATTTGCGCAAATACAACCTAGTTGAAATTATTGAAAATATCATCACGCCTGATTTATTAAATGCCGCAAACGAAACGGTATTCAGTATAGAGAATGTCTGCGCCAATGACTTTGTTTACAGTAGAAACATGACCAAAAACAGCAAAGTTAACATGAGTATTGCGCGAAATATAGGAGCCTGCCAGCAAGCGCAAACTGAGCTAATGCGAATGCTTGACCACTTCGGCATTAAATACGTTTTGCATAAGCCACAAAGCGGTAATTGGGCCAAAGACAAAAATAAGTTTCAGCGGGTTACCGGGTGGGAAAGGGCCAGCAACGAAGATACCCGGTCAGCCGCTTATTTTGGGTATTTAGCAGCATGAACCAGTGCGACGGATGCGCAAGACGGCTGCCATTAATAAATGGAATACACAAAGGCTCTGGGTATGATTACATTGCCTGCACTAAAGCAAGATACACAAAACCAGTAAATGCACAGCAGGTCGCATTAGACAGGCTTATTAAAACATACCCGCAGCCAAAGGACTGGCCTGAGCCTGAGAGAATAGAAATCATAGCCAGTAATGGAAACAATGGAGACCACTACGAGGCAATAGAAAATGATGTATTGCCCAAAGTGTAATAGCAAAACTAAAGTCAAGGATAGCAGAGAGAATAGGCGTTTAAGGGTTTGCTTAAATGACAAGTGCCTAACCAAATTCAATACAGTTGAAGCTATTGAAGATGATCAGGTAATGATTAAAGTCACCGAAAGAGAATACCAAGCCTTTATTAATGTTATGCAGGCAGCTAAAAGAAGCATTTTTTTAACCACATCACAGGCAGGCAAAAATTATGATGTCAATTGAGCGCTTATACAGTAGAGAATGCCCTAAGTCGCTAACAGGTGAGCCGACTAAGCCCGGACTAAACCCAATGACCAGTGCCGACATTTTAAATATCCTTGCCCAGGTCCAGCGGCACGAGCCGGTTGGCAACATGATATTGCAGGCCAAAATACAGTTAGACAAAAACAGTAGGAATAAACTTGTTAAAACGTTTACTGCCTGGCTTCATCATGACAAGTCAATCAATATACTCATGAGCGCTATAATCGCTGAGAATGCTATACACGAGGTTTGCGATACCTGCATTTGCGATAAGTGCAAAGGGAATGGTGAGGCGATATACAAGAAAGAGCGCAAGCTTGTTACCTGCACAAAATGCCAAGGGGTGGGGCGAATTATACTCACAACAAAACAGCTTTATTTAACTATCAACAGTCAGCGACCAAGCGACAATAAAATGACATTTGAGCAGTTCAACGAGCTATATTATTCAGTTTACATGGATGCAGTAGACAGGCTAAATGTTGCAGAATCGGCGGCAAAACGATTTGCCCACGAGGTAATGGATAGACTCAATAAAGATTTAGCGGCTTGATTTTAGCAACTCAAGCCCTGCAAAAATAGCAGCAGTTTTACTGCCGTGCAGTTTAGCCATATCATTTAAAAGTGCGTTTTGCTCATTCGTTAATATAACACTTGGCAAGCGTGGCTTGCCTTGGCGTTTTTCGTTCTGCGCTTTATTAGCGCGCTATAATGCAAGCGCTTTATTTAAAATAAATGAAAATAATTTTAAATACACAATAAACAGTGAGTTTTAACAGCCAAAAATGGTTAGCATTTTTCTATTATCGCAAGAGTTGACTGCATAAATGTTATGCTCTATTATGCTATAAGACTTGGAGTTTTCCGTCTTGTCAGCACATAACCGCTTAATTGCGGTTTTTTTGTGCCAAAAATTAAACAAGTGCTTCCCTGTTTACCCTGCCTAGTGCGGGGTTTTTCGTTTAAAGGCCTTTGAAATGAAAGCTATTGATTATCTTCAGTGTTCAGACTGCATTAAAACGCTAAATGAATTCTTTGAAAAATCAGGAATTGATAGCGATTCAGAAGTCGGTAATTCAATAGCTGAATTTGCGCTATTTGCTGAAATGAAACGATTAAAGAGTGCCAACTTAAAAGGCGCAACCCTGCAAATGCCAAGAGAATTAAAGTCACCACTTAACACGAAAATCGATGACGGCAGCATTTTAAATAGAATGGAAGTGACTTGTTAATGATTTGCTACGACCAACTAAAGCGTCAACTGATAGGGCATGAAGGGATTAAATTAAAGCCGTATAAATGCACATCAGGAAAGTTAACTATTGGCGTGGGTCGAAATCTCGAAGCTAAAGGCGTAACAGAGCAAGAAGCCATGTTTATGCTTGATAACGACATCATTTATTTTGAAGAAGAACTAAGACGCAGACTGCCAAGTTTTCGCACCTTCTCAGGCACAAGACAAGCTGTATTGGTCAATATGGCTTTCAATCTAGGCGTTACTGGCCTACTCAATTTTAAAAATATGATCGGCGCATTAGAGCGTGAAGATTACGATGAAGCCGCAGCGGAGCTATTAAACAGTCATTACGCTGTGCAAGTGGGTAATCGCGCACACGAATTAGCCGAACAGCTTCAAACCGGAGAATGGCAATGATTACACCAACAGACGCGCAAGGCAGAGGTTACGCCTTTACAATCGGGGCAAATTCTTTTTATGCCGGGCTTTTTGACTTCGATCCAATTAAATGGCCAGGCATCGTTTACCCAGCATTACTGCTTAAAAAAGGCTCAGATTGGGAATTAATAAAGCAATTCGACACGCTGTGGGAAGACATACAAAAAGACATTGACGTCGAAACGTTAGCTGGTCTGATTATTAAATCTTTCAACGAAACGCTAAAGAAATATTCGGAGGGCGGTGAAATGTCTGTAATTGACAAATTAGCATTCATCTTTCAAATGCGCCTTGCGTTGGTTAAAGATCAACTGGTTATCAAAGCCGCATAAGAAATGAATATTTTTAGTTTCATCGGTGAGATATTTGCGCCAGCGGCTAAGCTGATTGATGACCTGCACACTAGTGACGAAGAAAAACTGACCCTGGCTAACAAGCTGACAGTCATCCAAAACGAGATGCACAGCAAAGTGATTGAGTATGAAACAAAAATACTTGAATCGAAAACCTCGATTATCACAGCAGAGGCTAACGGCCAAAGCTGGCTCCAAAGAAGTTGGCGGCCAATCACAATGCTAACGTTCTTGGCCTTAGTGGTGTTTGACTCATTCGGTTGGCTGGCCAACCCCTTAGCAACAGAAGCATGGACGCTATTACAAATTGGCTTAGGCGGCTATGTCACTGGGCGATCATTAGAAAAAATAGTAGAAAAGGCGAAGAAGTAGTGGAATACGCGCAGATAATGGCCTTTTTGGCTGAGAAGTCACCGGAGTTTGTTGTTGGTTTTTGTACCGGCACTATCATTGCTTTGATCCTGTCTTATTTGTATTTAATGCCTAAGATGGTTAAGAACGCAACACTGGCGCTATCTAAGCAAGTTGAGTTGCTTAGCAGACAATCTGAACTTTTGGTTATCCAGGTTAACAGTCAGACTCAGCATATTAGTAATCTTGAGATACAGATTAATAAGCTTGAAGAGGAGCTTGCGCCCTACCGAGCTTTTGCCAATTCACAGTTAGCCAAAATATTTGCGGCTGAAAACGCGATTTAAAATGCTAATCATTTTCGGCTCTGGCGATCACTGGATTAGCAGAACGATTAAACGAAGTACAAAAAGCATCTGGACTCATTGCGGTCCGATAGACGAAGAAGACGGACAGGTTATTGAGTCGTTAGGACCACCTTTTCGGGAATGGCTCAAGCATTCATTATTTGGTGCGTCATACAGTAAGCCTTACGGCGTAACTAAAACGCCTTTGCTTGAGTTTATAGCCCGGTACCCATTGGTTGATATACGCGAAACATACGGCGACATCGAGATAGCAAGAGCTAGGCTAGGCATGCCATTCGATATGCTCGGCTTAATCTGCGCCTATATCAAAGTAAACTATCACGATCCGATTAAAGATTTCTGTGTTGAAACCACTGCTCATGCAATGTGCTCCGTAAAAAGCCACTTGGCACATAAAGAAAGCCCTGGTGGTATTTATTGGTTATGCAGTCCATTGCCAGATAATCACCCATACAAAAGCCACCTGAAAACAAACCAAATTAATTCCTGATAATCAATGAGCAACCTCACACAAAAGCAAGAAGCTTTCTGTATCGAATATAACAGGTGCGGCAATGCTTCAGATGCTTACAGAGCATCTTATTCTGCTGAAAAAATGAAGCTTGAGACAATTAACGTTAAAGCAAGTGAATTACTAAAAAACGGTAAGATCGCGGTAAGACTGAAGGAGCTTAACCAGGCGGCTGTTACTTCATCAGTAATGACAAAGCAGGAAGCGCTTGAAAGACTCTCATTAAGCGCAAGAGTCACGGTCAATGATATAGCTGAGTTTTCAGAAAGAGTTGTTGGGCAGGACGAAAACGGCGCTGACGTTAAAGAAACAATTTGGCGCATTAAGAATAGCGATGAAATAAGTCCACTTGCTTTATCTGCCATCAAATCAGTCACAGCTACAAAGATGGGCCCTAAATTAGAGCTTCACGATCCGCAGGCGGCAATTAAACAACTTAGCGATATATTGGGTTGGAATGCTCCAACCAAGATTAATGCCGATCTTAACGCTAGAACAACAGTTGTTATCAAAGATATGACGGGCAAAAAGCCTAAATCAGCATAACTATGCAGAATAACTATTCATAAGTGCCAAAATTCAGCAGGGTTATATTTCTGAGTTCTGCATAAATCACATAAAAGCTGCATAAATGGGTCAATCAATAGAGTTTCACTTTGCGCCGCAAGGAGATACTTTAGAGGCTTATATTAATTGCCGTGATCGCGTCACGATGATTATGGGGCCATTAGGCTCTGCTAAAACAACCGCTTCATGCGAGCGAGTGTTTAAGCAAATGTGCGAACAAGCGCCGGACGAAAACAACTCACGTAAAAGCCGATGGATGGCTATTCGTAACACGTACCCTGATTTAACCGGTACGACAATGAAAGATTGGTGTGAGCTTTATCACAATGAACACATCAAGATTGGCAGGATGGATAATAGTTTCCCTCCCACGCATTACATGGATTTTGATTTAGAAGACGGGACTCGCGTTATTGCTGAGCTTGTTTTTCTGGCTTTGGACAACGAGAAGGCTGTTAGAAAGCTTCGCGGTACTCAGATTACCGGATTTTGGCTTAACGAAGTCAAAGAGCTAGATAAAGCCATTGTTGATATGTGCGATGGACGTCATGGTCGTTACCCGCAAAACCCAACTTGGCATGGCATGATTGGTGACACTAACGCACCAGATTCAGATCATTGGTATTACGAGTTAGCCGAACAAATTAAACCCGCTGGCTGGACGTTCTTGCGTCAACCTGGGGGCGTTTTAGAGATTGTTCACGGCACTGGAATGGATAGGCGATCAGAATGGGTGGAAAATCCACATGCTGAGAACCTACATAATCTGCCGGATGGTTATTATATTAATCAAGTGGGCAGTAAAAAGGATGATTGGATTAGGGTTAACCTGGCTAATCAGTACGGCCACGTATCAAGCGGCAAGCCGATTTATCAAGGCTTGTGGAATGACGCTATTCACGTAGCTAAATACCCGTTATCTCCCATCGTTAAAGTGCCAAAGATTATGATTGGCATCGACTTTGGGCGCACACCAGCCGCAGTTGTTGGCCAGCTCATGCCAAACGGCAAGCTAAGAGTCATCAAAGAGTTAATCGCTACCGGAATGGGTATTCGCTCATTCATGGACACGCTTGTAATGCCATACATCAACGTGGATCTGAAGCGCTTCAATAAGTCAGATATTGAGGTTTACGGCGATCCGGCGGGTGTAGCTAAAAGCGGTAACGATGAAAACTCACCACTTGGCATTATCAACGATGAATACAATTTAGCAGCGTACCCAACAGCATCAAACAAGCCTGAAAGACGATGGGAAGCGGTTAACACGTTTCTAACAGGGCGAATAGATGGCGCTCCAGCGATGGAAATAAGCCCAGATTGCCCGGTATTGATTAAGGGTTACAACGGTGGCTATGCGTTCAGGCGCTTAAATGTCAGTGGCGAGAAATACGCTGATGCTGCAGACAAAAACGCTTACTCGCATCCACACGATGCAAAACAATACTTATGTCAAGGCGCTCAAGGTGAAATTGATTACGCATGGCGTGACGCTCACCTAGCTTCAACAAACACAAATCAATCTATGATCGCAGACTCAACAACAGGTTACTAATGACAAAGCTTAAACCCAAAGACTACGGGCATGAATATGATGTTCAAAACCCGCTAGACAATCTTGCTATGGAATTAGAGCGTAAATTGTCGGATACAATCACGGACAGAAACGCGATTGATATTCGCATGGTTGAGGATTTACAGAACTACCACGGCAGTTATGACCAATCAAGAGTGGCAGAGCTAAAGAAAGCTAAGCGATCAAGTACATTCATCAAGCTTACTCGCGCTAAAACCAATGCCGGTGAGTCACAATTAATCGATCTGCTCTTTCCAAATACAGATAAAAACTGGGGCATCAAGCCAACACCTGTGCCTGAGATAGCAGATCAATTGAACGACGATTCACCCGCACAAATTGACGGGCAGAAGTATCAAGACGAAGAAGGCGAGATTGTTACTAACGGCATGCTTGCAGCGCGTAAGCTTCAGATAGCTAATGACCGTTGCGACAAGATGGAAGACGAGATTAACGATCAGTTAGTCGAATCGGACTACGAAGCAAAATGCCGCAAAGTCATTCATGACGCCTGTGTTATTGGCACAGGCATACTAAAAGGCCCTGTAGTTGTTGGCAAACAAGACAAGGTTTATATGGAAACCAAAGAAGGCTGGACGCATAAACTCGTTGAAAGCCTAACGCCAGCATGCGAAGTGGTTCGCCCTTGGGATTTCTTTCCTGATATGTCGGCAAGTCACATAAGCGAATGCGAATTTGTGTTTGAACGTCGATTCATGAGTAAAGCCCAGCTAAAAGGGCTGGTTAAGCGTAAAGGCTTTGATAAAGAGCAGATTAAAAAAGTGCTGCAAATGACGGGTGCGCAAACTCAGCACTCAAGTTCATACATGGATGATGTTCGTCGTCTGGCTGGTTTGTCTGAGTCATTAAACGACACTCGTTTTGAGACGTGGGAATATACCGGGCCTGTTAGCTATGACGCATTAATCCGCTTGGGTGCAGTTGAGCTGCCCGAAGATGCCGAAGAACGCGATGCTTTACTGAAAGAGTTCGAGGGCGAAGAAGTGATCGCCACCGTGTTTTATTGTGGCGGCATTACTATTGGTGCCAAATTAAAGATGATGGATTACGAGGATTACCTACCTTATCGCGTCTTTAACTGGGAGCCTGACGACTCTTGCTTGTTTGGTTATGGCGTACCTCGAATGGTGCGTGATGAACAAGCGATTATTAACTCAGTATGGCGCATGATTTTAGATAACGGCGCGATTACTGCGGGGCCACAAATAGGGCGCTCAGGTAAACACATTAGCCCGGTAAACGGTGATTGGGCATTGGAGCCATTCAAACAATGGGAGTTATCCGGCTCAGTTGACGATATTCGCAAAGTATTTACTGCAATGGAATTCAACAGTCATTTGCCAGAGCTTCAAGGTATCTACCAAATGGCTCGAATCATGTTTGATGAAGTATCAGGCATTCCAATGCTCCAGCAAGGCGAACAAGGCCAATCTACTCAAACCCTTGGCGGTATGTCTATTTTAATGAATAGCGCCAACACGGTTAGACGTAGGCAGGTGAAAGCATGGGACGACAATATTACTTCACCCATGATAAAAGACTTTTACCACTGGAACATGGAATACAACGAAAACGGCGACATTAAAGGTGATTACCAGGTTGATGCTCGCGGCACTTCAGCGCTACTCGTCAAAGAAACACAAGCCGCAGCTATAACCAACTTCTTGGGCGTAGTCGGCAGTAACCCGGTATTTGCACCAGTGTTACAACTAAAAGCCGCAGAGATACTCAGGCAGTGGGCGAAAACGCAAAGCTTGCCTGCTTCAATGTTGCCGACTGATGAAGAATTAGAGGAATTCATCAAGAAGCAACAGGAACAACAGGGCGAGCAGCCTCAAGACTCAGCTATTGCAGTTGAGCAAATGAGAATGGATCAGCAACAAGCCAAATTCAAATTTGAATATGAAATGTTTGGGGCAAAAGTTCAGGCTGGCTTGCAAGAGGCCGCATCTAAAGAGCGTATCGAAATGATGCGCCTTGCTCAGAACGATAAGATAAATACTGAAAAGCTAATCGCTGACTTGAAAAAGAACCAAGCCAAGCTTGATAGTGATTGGCAGCAGTTTATGGCCGAGTTAAATATTAAATATAAGTTTGAAAGCCCAACGGCTAACTACGGACTAGGCGAATGAGTCAATTAATCCACTCAGCAGCATGGCTCAAGATTAAAGCTGCCCTTGAGTCTGATAGAAAAGACTTAGTTGAACAGTTAGTTAGGCAGGATAACCCAGAAGTTCGCGGCAGCATCAAACAGATTGATGACATATTGGACCGCTATCCAGCACACATTCTAGCAATTAAAGAAGAGGAATAACTATGGCTAAGTATAGAAAGAAGCCAGTCGTTATTGATGCGGTTCAATGGTTTAAAAATGGCGATCATCCTGAAGATGGAAGTGAAACCTTTGATTCCGGAAAATTTAAAGGAGAGAAGTTTGAAGGGAAGGTGGTTCGCTATTTCAGAACTCCTGATGTTGATGGCAAATCTAGTTGCAAACAATGCAGTAATAACATGCACTCTCATGGCTGGATAGATACGCTAGAAGGTGGTCACATTGTTTGCCCTGGTGATTTTATTATTACTGGAGTTAAGGGCGAAAAATACCCTTGCAAGCCTGATATTTTCCAAGCCACTTACGAAACAGTTTAACCGCTGACTGAGCAATCACTCGGCAAACCAGAACCCACTCATTGTAGTGGGTTTTTTATGACTGCGAAAGCACTCAAACACAGAGAAACCCATGAGTAACAATGAAAATAAACCGCAGATCGAAGAAATCGACGAGGCGGCAGCTTTGTTCGCACAAATAACTAGCGAGGACTCTGACAAAGACTCCGGTAAGCCGGTTAATGAAGATTCAAAGCTGGATCAAGATGACGACACTGACACGGATGAAGGACAAGACGATAGTGGTGAAGGACAAAGCGATCAGGAAGACGATCCTTGGCAGTCGGCACCTGAAGCCTTGCGCCAACAGTATCAGACTCTAAAACAAGCCCTCCAAAAGTCTCAAAACGATTACCAAGCAGTTTACAACCGATTAGCCCCAACACAACGGGATCTAGAAAAGTTTAAAAAACTGGTTGCTGAGAGTGAGCAGGCAAAAGGTGGCAAGCCGAAAGAAGACGCGCCAACTCAGGAAGATTTAAACGGCATGACCGATGAAGACATCGAGGCCGAATATCCAGAGTTAGCAGCATTTCTCAAGGCAAGAGATAAGCAACTCAGTCAAATGATTGAGGAAAAGCTTAGTCCTCTGCAAAAAATACAGCAGGAACGGGAGCAAGAGCAGCAGAAGAAGATCATTGACTCTGAATTATCTCGCGTCGAAGCCGCTCACCCTGACTTTAGAAATGTGGTAGCCGATCAAGCGTTTCAAAACTGGCTAGCAGGCCAGCCCAACGCTATCAAGCGCATCGCAGAAAGTATGGATGCAGATGACAACATAGCCCTGCTTAATCTCTACAAGGGTACACGCCAACCGGCTAAACCCGCAAACAAAACCAAGGACTTATCTAATCACGTTGCTATTCCCCGCAAAGGCGGTGGAAAGCCATCAAGTGACTTGGATAGCTCCGATCCAGTTGAACTTTTTAATCGAATTACCACTTAGGAGTAAATACCATGTCTAGTGATTATGGTGACTTAGGCGTAGGCGCTGGCGTCTTCGCAGAAAAAAAAGCGTTAGAATATGCAGAGCCTATTATTGTTTTGAACAAATTAGGTGACGCTAAACCGATGCCAAAAAATGCCTCGAAAGTTATGCGCTTTCGTCGCCCACAGGTGCTAGCTGCAGCTACTACCGCATTAACTGAAGGCACTCGCCCTTCAAGCACCAACTTCCGTTATGACCGTTTTAACGCCACTGTTCAACAGTATGGCGCATGGATGGAATTAACTGACGTAGTTAAAGACTTGCATGAAGATCCAGTTGGTTCCGACATGCTAAAAATCGCGTCACAGCAAGCGGCTGAAACCGTTGAAATGGTGGCATACGGCAAGTTAATTGCTGGTACCAACGTTTTATACGCAAACGGCGCTGATCGTGACGAAGTAACCAGCACCATCACGTTATCAACTGTACGTAAAGCTGTGCGTGTGCTTTTGGCAAACCGCGCAAAACGTATTACTGACGTGTTAAGCGGCAGCGTTAACATTTCAACTACACCCATTGAAGCGGCCTTTGTTGCCGTTTGTCACACAGACATCATTGCCTCAGTTCGTGCAATGCCTGGTTTCGTGCCAGTGGCTAAGTACGGCAATCGCAAAGTTATCTGTGCTGAAGAAGTGGGCAGCGTTGAAGATGTGCGCTTTATTGCCTCGCCTTTATTCAACCCTTGGGCTGATGCAGGTGGCGCGAAAGGCACTGGTGCGTCTGAGTTAATCTCAACCACCGGCACAAGTGCTGATGTATACCCCATCTTAGTCATGGGTATGCATGCGTTTGGCCATATCGCGTTAAAAGGCAGTCAAGAAGCTGGCGGCGCCATCAAGCCAATGCTTCGCAATCCTGGTACGCCTACTTTTGGTGACGAACTGGGTCAAAACGGATCAGTGGCATGGAAAACATACTACTGTTGCGAAATCCTCAATGACTTGTGGATGGTGCGTATTGAAGCGGGTGCGTTAGCAACTCCTTCTAACACCTAATAAGCAAGTAGCAAATACAGCCTCGGCATTCGCCGGGGCTTTTTTTGGGAAAAATAAAATGTTCAAAATCACTACTTCAACATCGAAGCAAGATATTGTTGATTACGCCGACACTGAATTAGGTGCCAAGCTTAATATTGAAGACACCAAAGCGAAGTTAACTGAGCAGGTTCGTGAGCTTGAAAAGGCCGCTGGCATTACCGTAGATGAAGCCGCAGATAAGCCGGAAGTTAAAGACGTTTCCAAGTCAAAGAAAAAGCCCACTAAAGCGGTTATTCGCATTCATCAACCACCTTCGCGTGATGACGAAAAAGAGCCGGACACTCACTGGCAAGGCGTTTTGAATGGCGTTAACTACCAAGTCGCTTACGATGAAGAAGTTGAAGTGCCTTACGGCATTTATGGGATCTTAAAAAATGCGGTAGAAACCAAGTTTCACACCAAGAAAAACCCAAAAACCGGGCAGAATGAAACTATATCTAGCCGTGTTCAGCGCTTTCCATTTTCATTAATCAGAACAATTGATTAATCACTATGACCTTTCTTGATATTTGTCGCGCCGTTCGGAAAAAAAGCGGTGTAAGTGGTGACGGTCCCGCTACGGTGATCGGGCAGACTGGCATAATGGAGCGTATTGTCGATTGGGTTCTTGATGCTGAGCGTGACATTGTAGCGTCTAAAGACCAATGGCAATTTTTGCGTCTTGTTGCTACCGGCACGTTAACCGCCGGACTGTACCGCTATACCGTTGATTCTCTTGGTATGTCACCAACTAAAACGGTTAATAACGTTTACGTGGCTGGGCAGTCAATTGAAGTGGTTAAATATCAGGACTGGATAAACAACATCGTTGAATACGGTGATTATTCAAAAACGGGTAGGCCTTCAGTGGTGACGTTAACGCCCGATCAGCGCTTACAGGTTTGGCCTACTCCAACTGAAACCTTAGCTGTGACAGTTGATTATTACCGTCAACCTACCACAATGGCTAATAACTCTGATGCCAGCATCATTCCTGCTTTATATCACCAAGCAATCGTGCATAGGGCGCTTATGTTCTATGCCGATTACGAAGAAGATATGTACCGGTACGGGCGGTCGGAAGTTGAGTTTAATCAATGGATGGCAAGGCTGTTAATCGAGCAATTACCAAGCTCAGACTTCAAGCGCGGTGTATTTGGTGGCTGATACCCAAGTAAAAGGCGTCATTTTAAAAGGCGGCGTTAACCTTGCTGGTTCTGTCTTGGAATTAGAGCCTGGCGAGTGCGTTCAGCTATTTAACTATGAAGTTAATTCGTTAGGTCGCAACCAGAGAATATTGGGCTATGAGCGCTTTGACGGGCAACCGGCACCATCCGCTACCATATCAAGCGATTTAGTAGGCTATCCTTTTGCCGATGATGAAACTGAAGTTGCCGCCATTTTAGCGGAAAAAGCATCGAGACGAGCAGACATTCAAGCGGTTCCAGGTGAGGGGCAAATACGTGGCGTTGTGTCATATAACGGCGTGGTGTATGCCTTTCGCGATAACGTTGGGGCGACTGAATGCAAGATGTATAAATCAAGCGCTTCAGGCTGGGTATTGGTAACTACACCAACATTATCACCTGGTGGCCAGTATGAATTTGTGCAAGCTAACTTCACCGGATCAGCCGCAAGTAATAATCTTTACGGGGTTGATGGGGTTAACAAGCTATTTTCGTTTGACGGCACTACCTTCACTCAAATAACGGGCAGAATAACACCGGACGCGCCTATTCATTTAGAAGTGCTGCCATCACAGGTTTTACTGCTGGCGTATCGAGGCGGTTCATTTTTGTTTAGCGCAGTTGGCGATCCAACAACATTTGACCCGGTGGATAACGGCGGGGAAATTGCTGTATCGGACGAAATAACTGGGATGTCTGTGCAGGCCAATAATTCATGCGCCATATTTTGCCGCAACAGAACGTATGTGCTTTACGGTAAAAGCTATGTCGATTTTGACTTGCAAACACTGTCAAGAAATACCGGTGCAATGCCCGGATCAATTCAAACTATATCAGATGCAATCTACTTGGATGATAGAGGGCTAGCCAGATTAGACCGTGTTCAGCAATTCGGTAACTTTGACATGGCAACGGTCAGCCAGAAAATAGAGCCGTTGTTACGTCGTTACATCACCAGAGTAACAGCAAGCTTTGTAATCAAAGAGAAGAATCAATACCGGCTTTGCTTTGATGATGGCACGGGCATCATTGCCACGATGTATGGGCAAGAGGTGTCGGGCTTTAGCAGCTTCGATTTTGGGCGAGTAGTTCGCTGCGCTTATTCAGGTGAAGACTCAACAGGCAAAGAGGTTGTGTATTTTGGCAGCGATGATGGCTTTATTTATCAAGCAGAGAAAGGCAGTAGCTTTGATGGTGAAGAATTATCGTTTGTGTGCCGCCCTGCATTCGCTAACTTTAGAAGCCCGGACAGTAAAAAAAGGTGGAAGAAGTTAATTTTAGAAGTCGATACCGCAGGCACCTGTACGCTCAACGTCACACCAGATTTTAACTATTCAGATCCAGACGTACCCTTTGAAGGCTCCACAGAGATAGTAGTTATGGGCGGCGGTGGCTATTGGGATGAAGCGATATGGGATGAAAGCCGATGGTCTGCAGCGAGTACATTCACGGCAGACATCTATATTCATGGCGTGAGCAGGAATATTTCTGTTGTCGTTTCTGGCTCAACCACTGAAGACCCGCCCCACATTTTAAATAGCTATTTAGTTCACTACTCACCTAGAGGTCGCAGACGATAACATGAGTAATTCGTTTTATAACTATACCGTTCCTGTTGCGCCCGGCACGACAATTCGATCTGATAAATACAACACGGACAATCAATCAATTGCTGTTGGCTTTGACGGTGTGGAGGAGCAATTAGACCTAAGACTAAAGTTGCCAAGCGGCTTTGCAGGTAGCGCCCAACTACCAGCCCTTGAAAATTCATCCTTTATCTACGTTACGGCGGAAGGTGAATTTGGTTATTACCCTTTAGCTACGATTGTTGGCCAGTCAGAAGCGGTAGAAGGGTGGCACGATCAAGTCAATATCTGGCAAGCAGAGGTTGAAGCTAATAAAGATGTTGCTGTGGCGGCGGCATTAAGCGCTCAGTCTTATGCTACTGCGGCAGGCCAACCAACCATTATAACCGATGGCGGCACACTTAATGTGCCTAATGGCGCCGAACGGTTAGTGATTGTTTGCCTGGGTGACGCGACTATTAATCTACCGGCTACCCCTGCAACAAACGCAAACTACACAATAAAGTCAACCGGATTAACCGGTATTATTACGATCAACACAAATGCCGGAGCAAATGACCATCAAATTGACCTGCAAGATGGCAATACCGATTATAGCGGCACAATCACCGGGCAATTTGAATTAGAACTACTCTGGCTTGGTGCCGGTGTTTATAGAGGGTATTAAGTATGGGATTTAGTTTAAGCGCACCACGCAAGAGAATTCAGCGAGGCTATGCGGCGGCAAATGCTGGGCCTATTACAATCGACGCCGTTGATATGGCAAGCGCACAGTTAACCATAAGCGGCACAAGTGGCTTTAGGGCGTCAGGTGGTAGTGGTGGTGGTTCAGTAGGCGGCAGGCTGTTAAACAGCACTACAATAGAGCTATCGCAGGGCGCTATTGAAGGAAACAGCACGGTGACGTATGGATCGGCGTATTGGGAGATTTCAGACGATGCATAACATTGCGGTTTTAAAT